CGGCCGCACCATCTACTGGAGATGCATGCACATGAAAATCAAGGTCCTCTGGGGCTTCTGCGGCGACGTGGACAAGCTGGGTCCGGACACGAACGGTGATAAGGCGTCGCTCACCCGTGCCGGCCAAGTGTTCGAGAACGTCGAGAGCGAATACGCACACACGCTGATCGGGAAAGCCCTGGTCCAGCAACTGGGCGACGCGGCTCCCGCCTTCACGAAGCCCGCTACCCCACCCGTGCCGAGCGAGCCCGGCCCGACGGTGACGCTGCCGGCCCCGTCCGACACCAAGGTGGTCGCCCCGGCTACCACCAGTGCAGCACCGGCCGAAGGCAACGGCGAGTCCACCTTCGGCGCGGAAGCCGTTACCGGCGAAGCCGGAAAGACCACGGACACCACCACGGGCGCGGCTGCAGTTGCGGCAGCGGCCGAGCTTGGGACCGACGCTGAGAAGACCGCCCTGATCGCCGAGCTGGAAGCTGCCGGTGCCACCTTCGATCGCCGCTGGGGTGTCGCCAAGCTGGCCGAGGCCCTGAGGAGCGCGCAGGGCGCGAAGGCGGATTAATGGCGATCGCCCTCGATCTTGCCCTGGTGCGGGAGCAGTGCCGCATCGTTGACGAGGTAAGCGACGCATTGCTGCAGGCCTACGTCGACGCGGCGCTGGCTCATGTGCAGATGCACTGTGACCGCACTTTGGTTGAGGGCGATCCTGAAAAGGATGACCAGATGGCCTTCACCGCAGACGTGCGCCAGGCGGTGCTCCTAATGGTCGGCCACTGGGCCGAGAATCGCGGCGCCGCCGGTGAGCTGAGCAATGAGATCGCCTTCGGGGTATCGCGGCTCCTCTGGTATAGGAAGCAATTCTGATGGCCACTCACGCAGGTGAACGCCGACACAGGATCCGGTTCGAGCGCCCGGTAATCGAGCCGGACCCACTTGGCGGTGCTTCGGCCGTCGGCTGGGAGCCGGTCGTCGAGGTCTGGGCGAAGAAGACGAATCAGCTGAACGCTACCGCAGAGGCAGTGGCAGCCGGCGCCGATCGTTACCGCGAGCAGGTTCGTTTCGACCTACTGGTCCGCAAGGTGGACCCAACGTGGCGCATCGTGGAGGGAGAGTCCATCTACGACATCAAGAGTATCGGCGCCAGCAACGACCGCAGTGAGCTCGCCGTGCTTGCGGTCTCGGGATTGAGCCATGGGTGAACAAATTCGCGTTGACGGGCTGGACGGCCTGCTTCAGTCCCTGCGGCAGTTGCCCAAGGAATTGCAGGGCAAGCCGCTCCAGACCGGCATGCGCAAGGGTGGCAACCTGATCCGGGACGAAGCACAACGCCGCGCACCGCGTGCGAGCGGATTCATGGCGAAACAAATCGCCGTGCGCCGAGCTGCCGCGAAAGAGCGGCGCAAGGCCGGTGTGGGCGTGGGCGGTGAGTACTACACCGTAGGCGTGCGCACTGGCAAGAAGGTCAAGTATGCCAATACGAAGCGAAACCGCCGGCAGGGGCGGGCTGGGAAACTCTACGAGCAAAGTGGGTGGGCCCACTACTGGCGGTTCCTTGAATTCGGCACCAAGAACATGCGCGCCCGGCCGTTCCTCACTCCGGCAGCCGAGGCCAGGGGGCCGCAGGCGGCCCAGGTGATGATCGACGAAACCCGTAACGCGATCGACAAGATCATGAAGGCAAGGGGTTGGAAATGATGGTGCCGCTGATCCAGGCAGTGATGCAGGGCAGTGCCGGCGTGCGCGCCCAACTGGGCGACCCGGCCCGGTTCTTTTTCGGCACCGCGCCGCTTAATGCGACCACGCCGTATGGCGTGTGGGACATCGTCGGGGGCAGCCCGGAAAATCTGTTGAGCGAGGCGCCGCCAGCGGACGGCTGGCGGGTGCGCATCAACGTGTGGGGCGCAACCCTCACCCAAGCCAACGCCGCAGCGGTTGCGATCCGCGACGAGGTCGAGCAACGCGGCAGCATTGAGTCGTACAACCCCACCCCCGACGACGACGACACTGGCGCCTTCGGCATTTCCTTCGACGTGCGGCTGCTGGAACTTCGATAGCCGAGCCCCACCAGCAACCCCAAACGCCGGCGCTTGCCGGTTTTTTTTTGCCCGGCGAACGGGCTCCACCACCAGGAGAAAACACGATGTCCGTGTTGAAGTCCAAACACACCCAGCTTTTCATCGCCATCGGCGCGGCCGAGGTCATCAAGGTGACCCGCGTTCGCTCCGTCGGCTTCCCCGATGGCCAGGCCTCGGAGATCGACATCTCCGACTTCGACGACGACTGGGACCAGTTCGTGGCCGGCCGCAAGGCCACCGGCAGCACCACCATCGAGGTCATCTATGACTCCGTGGATTCGGAGGCGCTGGAAGAACTCCACCGCACCGGTGAAGTGGTCAACTTCCTGGTTACCGCCCCGCTGTCGGAAGTGGCCGGTGTGCCCAAGCCCGTCGCAGTGGATGGCGTCATCACCCCGCCGACCACGGTGCTGGCCAAACAGTTCAATGGCTTCGTCCAGAACTTCGCCGTGCAGGTCGCCGACAACGACGTCTGGAAGGCCACCATGACCATCCGTGGCTCCGGCGCGGTCACCACCCACCGCCCGGCCCCGTAACAAGCTGGAACGGCTTCCGGCCCGCTCTGGCGGGCCATCTCTTTGGCAGGGTGCGCGGATCCTCCGCGTGTTAGCCGTGCGCGGCCCGCGCGCCCTGCCGCCACATCAGGAAATGGCCAATGAGCAAGATCAACGAATCCCTGGCGACGGAACAGGTCGCTACCCAGACGCTGCTGCAGTCCTTCCAGAGCTTGGGCATGTTCGCCCCCAAGGACGTGCAGCCCGACACCATCGAACTGGAACCCGGAGTCACCGCGCAGTTCCACGTGCGCGCGCTGCCGGATGCGGAGTTCCGCAAGCTGTGGTCCGATGGCGACCGCGCCAAGCTGATCGCCGCCACCATCTGCGACGAGGATGGCCGCACGGTCATGACCGAGAAGCAGGCTGGCCAGCTGAAGCCGCGCGTGGCGGCAAGCTTCCAGCAGATCGCCCTCAAGCATGCCGGCTTCGGTGAGGCTGCCGAGGTGATCCAGGAAGAGGCGGGAAACGACTAAGGCAGCATGGCGAGGACTGGTTCTGGCACGTCCTCGCCGGGCACCTGCACCGGTCCGTCGGGGAGCTGCGCGCCGTGATGACGCGGCGCGAGTTCCTGTGGTGGTGGGAGTTTCACAAGCGTAACCCCATCGACCCGGTCAGCCTGCATATCAAGCCCGCTGCCTTCATGGCGTACATCACCGCCGCGCATAGCCAGGGCGGCACCAAGCGCAGCATGAAGCATTTCCTCGATTCCCTGCTGCCCCGCTCCGATGAGGACGAGGCCCAGGACTGGTTCGATTCTCTGTGAGGCCACATGGCTGGAACTTTCGGTCGCTTCGCTGCGGCACCCATTGGCCCCTTGCTGGCCGCTCGCGACGGCGGGCTCACCTTGGCCACGACAGCGGCCGCCGACCTCAACCGCATGGCCCGCTCCGACATTGCCCAGACGGAAGGCGCGGTCGGGGTGGAGTTTGCGGTGTGGGGGGATGACGAGATGGCGGCCGTGGTCGGCATCGTGACCGGCTCGGCGCCGCTGGACGCCTATCCGGGCGCCACTGCTGGCGGGTTGGGTTGGAACTTGGCCGGGGGCCGCCTCGTCATCAACGGAAGTTCCGCCGCGGTGGGGCTCCCCTTCGTCGGCCGCGGCGACACTGCCGGGCTGCTGGTGGAGATCGGCAGTCCGAACCGCCTATAGCTGTACCGCAATGGCGAGCTGGTCCACCAGCGTGACTTCGTCATGGCAGGCCCGTTCTACTTCGCCGCCGCGCTCGCAGCGACGGAGGCCGGCGGCCTGAACATGGCCGTTAACGCTGGCCAGTGGGGTGCGCGCAGCCCGGCAGCCGCTGCGGGCTGGCGATTGACGCCGTCTGCTGTGGAGGCTGTACGGATCTCCGACGTGGACTGGCTGACCGCGCCCGGCGATACACCGAGCAATGCCCGGTTCGAGGGGGTGCTGGCCGAAGGCATCAACTTGGTCAGCGAGATCAACTTCTGGCCTTGGGGCGGGGAACCGGTGAGCCAGACCAGCGCCGCCGAGTGCACGGTGCTGGACGCCGAGGGCCGGCTGGATCAGCTGGCACAGCGCGGCGTGTCTGGCCTGCCTGTGCAGATCCGAATGGGATCCGAGGCAGGCATGCTCAACGACACGGTGCCGGTGTTTCGCTTCTCCGTGGACCGTGTTGAGATCAACGACGATGGCAGCAAGACGCTGCACTTCAAGGACGCCCACGACGACCTAGATGGCACGATCAATCGCGGCGTATTTCTCCCCAATATCCCCGGGCTGGCTTGGAAGTCGCAGCCGGTCGTGATCGGGGCGGTGGCCAGCGTGCCGGCGATGGGTGCCAACTCCGACGCCACGGCAATGTTTGTGGCTGACGGCCAGGTGTTCGCCGACGTGGTCATGGATCGTGGCGACACGATGGAGCCGGGCACCTACACGGTGTCGCCCGACGGGCAGCAGCTCATCATGAAGTCGCCGCCGGTGACGCCGGTGGTGGCCGACCTGTCCAGCGTGGGGCCCGGGCAGCAGCCGGCGACCCTGCAGCAGGCAATAGCGGACATCATGGGCCGTCTGGGCAAGTCGGCCTGGGTGGCAGCGGACTGCGTAGCGATCGACGCCACTACCGGGTACGCCGGCATTGGCTACTACGCCGGCAACGCCATCACCGGCCGGGACGCGATGAACGCGATCCTGCCCAGCTACAGCGCCGCCTGCTACCAGGATCCGAACGGCGCGCTGCGATTTACCCGCGTGGTCGCCCCAGAGAGCTACGGCGGTGCGCCGGCTTTTGACTTGGCCGAGGTTGACTTGGGCGAGGACCTGCTGTGTGTTCCGGACGACGCCCCGAACCTGACACGGCGGATGGCGTACCGGCCAAATGCCCAGGCGCTGGCGGCCTCCGACCTGGTTACCGACGTGGTCGACGTGCCCCAGTGGCGCCGCGACGAGCTGGCGGGCCTGTTCCGCGCCCAGGTGTACGGCGCCGGTGCGCTGCACCCGCACTATCGCCGAGCGGACGCAGCCGACCCGGTCATCGCCCTGCTTTGGCGTGCTGCCGATGCCCAGGCCGAGATCGATCGGGTGGTAGCTATATACCGCGAACAGCGGTTCTTCTACCGCGTCAGCGTGCGCGGTGACCAGGAGCTGGCCCCCCAGCCTGGCCAGATCGGGCGGATCACCTACAGCCGGTACGGCCTCGGCGCGGGAAAGCTGGTGCTGGTGCGGCGCGTAGAGCGCAACCCTGCCACGGGGGACGTGGTGCTGACGGTGTGGGGGTGATCCGGTGTTGATCGGGTATGGAATGCCGGCTGTCCAGTCGGTTTCGTTGGTAGGCGGCACCTGGCTGACGGCAGATGCAGGCGCGGCGCTCTTCGACGGCAAGCCCGGTCGCCGCAGCCGTATCAGCCGCTCCGGTGCGCTGTCCATCAACATCCTGTTGGCCGAGGCCATCGTGCCGGGCATCGTGGCCGTCCTGGGCCTCAACGTCCCGCCCGGGGTGCAGGTCAGCGCCGCCGGCGCCACCGCCACCACGATCCGGCTGCCGGACGGCAGCGTCTGCGCGTGGCTGTTCCCGGCGGCGGCCGGCCCGGTTTCGAGCGTGGCGGTGCAGATCGATACGGTGGTCGCCAACGTCGAGGTCGGGGAGGTCGCCATCTTCCGCGCTGTGGACGTCGGAATCAGCGACGGGTGGGCCGTGGCGTCGATCGACACCAGCGTGCATACCCGAACGAAGGGCGGGCAGGTGAACACCGTGCCCGGGGCCGCCTATCGCCGACTGACGGCCACGCTGAGCGCCAGGGCCACGGAGGTGGTGAGAAAGGGCGCGCTGGCCGGCACGGACTGGGAGACGGTCGCCCTGGCCATGACAGGCAGCCGGCGGGCCTGCGTCGTGCCCCAGTACCGCGACATGCTGACCAAGGTGTTCGACCCGGTGCTGGCTGCGCGCGCAGCGCTGTATGGCTACGCCACCCAGTTGCCCAGCGCCGAGAATGTGAGTCGACAGTACTTCACGGGCTACCTCGAATTCGAAGAAATCCCGGGCTGAGAGCAGATGACTGGCAATATGGGGCCTCCAGTGCCAACGGAGGGTTCATGCACATAGTTCTGATCGTCATCGCAATACTGACCGCCATCGCCGGCACATTGATGCTCACCCAAGCGACCATGGGTGTTGGGGTGATCGCCTTCGGGATATTCCTGGCTGCCTTGGCAAGGGTCGTACAGGCTGAGAGGCATCAATCCCAGCTGTTGAATCGGCTCGAGTAGCAACCCAAAGCCCACCCCAAGCCCCGCTTATCGCGGGGCTTTTTTGTTTCTGGAGCCTACATGTCCCTCTACACGCTCACCGTCGACCTGCTTATGAAGACGGGCTCCTTCGTGAAGGATGCCGGCAAGTCTGCGCGCCAGTTTGAACAGAGCATGCTGGGCATGCAGGCGACCGCGAAGAAGACCGGCACCGCGATTGGCGTGGCGATCTCAGCGGGCTTGGCGGCCGGCAGCACGGCGGTGGTCCAGTGGACCCGCCAAGTAGCAGCGCTGAGCGTTGAGTACGACCGCATGTCGGCTCTTTCGGGAACCACGTCTCAGATGTTCCAGCGGTGGGCAGCGGGCGCTCAGGTGGTCGGCGTTTCCCACGAAAAATTGGCCGACATCTTCAAGGACGTGCAGGACAAGATCGGCGACTATATTCAGACCGGCGGCGGCGCCATGGCTGACTTCTTCGAGAACATCGCGAAGACGACAGGGGTTACCGCCGAGCAGATGCGAAAGCTCTCCGGGCCGGACGCGCTCGGTCTCTACTTCAAGAGCCTGGAGCGAGCGAACCTGTCGCAGACCGAGATGACCTTCTACATGGAGGCCATTGCGAGTGATGCATCGGCATTAATTCCGCTGCTACGCAACAACAGCGCCGGGTTGAAGCAGTGGGGCGACGCGGCTGAGTCCGTTGGCGCGATTATTGACGGCAAGACCACGAAGGCGACGCAGCGGCTACGGGAAATGTCCGTGCAGGCCGACTTGGCGATGCAGGGCCTCAAGAACAGTGTCGCCGAGGAACTGTTGCCCGAACTACAGAGCCTGACGGAGGTCATGGGTTCCGAGCAAACGCGCAACGCCTTCGCAAGTGTCACCCGCTGGAGCGCGCAGCTGACGGGCGAGATGGCGAACGGCGCTGTCCAGATTGTGAACCTCATCGACCGGTTCGCTGAGCTTCAGCGACTTGAGGGTGCAACGCCCAGTGCACTTGGGGCTGCGTCGGAGGACGCCCTCAATGAGCAATTGGGCTCGCTCAACGCTCGGCGCAAACTGCTGCTCGCCGTCGAAAGTCCGTCGGAGAAGCGAGATGCCGAAGCAAAGCGGCTCGAGGACGAACGCCTCCGCATCCAGCGTGAGCTGACAAGGCGGTACAAGCCACAGGCAGTCCTGATTGATGCCGGCCAGAATTTGCCGGAGGAAGCCCTTAAGTCAAACACCGTGCCCTACCGGCCCACTGGGAACATTGGCAAGGCGGAGCGCGACAAGGCGGCAGGTGAAGCGAAGCAAGCGGCCGAGGCGCTCAAGAGGCAGCGTGAATCCATCGACCGCTTTCATCAGCAGGCGGAGGAGGCCGTCGGCGCAATGAGCGGCCCTCTGGCAGCTGCCATGGCGAAGCACCTGGGCAACATGTCCGAGTACAACGGCCTGCTGGGGGAAGGGAACATTGCCCAGGCTGACGCGAACGTATTGATGGCACAGAGCGCTGCTGAGTATGCCAAGGTGGCTGCTGAGGTTGACGCCGCCATGGCCGGCCCGGAAGCGCTGATCGCCACTATGGATGGCGAGTTGGCCATGCTGGGCAAGATCGGCCGCGCTCGCGAGCTCTACCGGCGTCAGCTGATGAATGAGCGGGACATGCGCCAAGAACTGCAGAAGGCTGTGGAGGGAGCCGGAAGCAAGGAGGTGCTCGCATTGTCCAAGGGCGCGGCGAGCTATGAGGAGTACGAGCGATCAATGCTCGCTGCTGCCGACGCCGCTGCAGCGATGTCCATCCAGGTGGAGGAGGCAGCGGCCAACATGGAGGCGTGGGTCGACGTGGTGATGCACGGCGTCGATGCAGCTGCCGATGCCCTCGCCGACTTCGCGGCAAGCGGGTTGCGCGACTTCGACAACCTGTGGGACGACATGAAGGATGTGGCCAAGCAAGGCCTGCGCGACATCGCCCGCGAGCTGCTGCAGCAAAAGCTGGTGATTCCGATCCAGACGAAGGTCATGGAGGGGATCAGCAACTGGGGCAGCCAGGGTGGCGGCTTCAGCATGGACAGTCTGATGGGCCTGTTCGGCGGCAACGGGACCGCCGGCGGCGGGCAGAACCTTGGAAACATCGCCGGCCTGCTGTCGAAGGGGCAGGGGCTCTTCAGCGCGGGGGCGGGCGCGGCAAGCAGTGGCGCCAGCGCAGGCACGCTGATGGGCTTCGGCAACAACGTGGCGGCGCTGACCGGTGGCGGTGCTGCCGCGGCTGGTGGATCGTCCGCCGCTGCCGGCGCCGGCGCGGCCAGCTCGTCGATGGCTGCGGCGGTCCCGATCATCGGCTGGATCGTCGCCGGCATGATGAAGAACGCCGAGCTGTTCGATC